ATGTTGCTGAATGACGTTAAGTGGGAAAAGCCCGTTACCATCTCCCTTGAAAACGGTGCCCCTCGAATTTTCACAGGCGTTTACGAAGCCTTCGATTTTCTCCAGCATGAGTGGCCCGAGCGGGGAGACAAGGCGCACGAACAGGCGCTTCGCCTGTGCCGCGCCTCGCTCATGGGCGATGTGGCGGGAGAGATAGCCCGCACGGCCTTCGTCGCCGCCAGCCGGCAGGCGCGCTGCCTCGTTGAGGAGCCGGAAAAAATCGCATCCTGAGCCGATTTTGGAACTGACGTGTGAAAGGCCACCCGCCCAAAACGGGTGGCTTTTTTGTTGTGCGGCAGGAAACGGGTTGTTTCGAATGCGGGATATGGCATCGTGCAGGCGAAAAGGCGAATGAGTGACGGTGATGGGCAGCCACTACGGCTATATTGTTTTTCCAACGGCGCTTGGCCATTGCGGCCTCGCATGGGCGGGGCGAGGTATCGTGCGTCTGCAATTGCCGGGAGCGGACGCCGGCGAAACGGAAAAGCTCCTTCAGAAGCGCCTGCCGTCCGCCTCCATCGCCGTTCCCGAGACGCGGACACGTGAGGTGATTGCGATGATCACCCGTTATTTCGGCGGTGAGGCAATCGATTTTAAGGCCGTGGACCTTGATCTCGCCGGGCAGGAACGATTTTTTCTCGACGTCTATGCCGTCGCGCGACAGATCGGTTGGGGCAACACGACGACGTATGGCGGCATCGTGAAGACACTCGGTCTTGGCATGGAGAGAGCACGTGACGTCGGCCAGGCAATGGCGAAAAATCCGGTGCCGCTGATCATTCCGTGTCACCGGGTCCTTGCCGCAGGTGGCAGGCTTGGCGGCTTCTCCGCACCGGGCGGAACCACTACCAAATTGCGGATGCTGGACCTTGAAAATGCCGGCCGTAGCCGTGCGGATGATGCGCAGGGCAGCCTGTTCTGAAGCAATGACAGATCAGCCCGCATGAATAGGCGTCTGATTTCTGCCCATTTCTCGTCAAATTGTCGCTAAATTGTCACAATACACGAACGCCCGCTAACATAAGGGCGAGACGTTTGAGAGTATCCGCGTTAATTCTATCCGTTGCCTTGTCTTTTACAGTCGTGGCACCGGCCTCGGCTGGCATGCTGAACCAGGCTGAGAAATACACCGGGCTGCATGAGTCCAAGAACAACAAGAGCCTCAAGAACATTCTTGGGGCAAATCCGAGAAGTACGCCGTGGTGCGGCCTTTTCCTGCATGCCGTAGCCAGCAAGGCCGGCCGGCAATCACCCAAATCCTACGGATTTGCGAAATCCTGGAGTTCCTTCGGTTATGCCGTCCCGGTCGGCCAGGCAAAGCCCGGTGATGTCGTCGTCATCCGCAACGGCCGGGGATATCATGCTGGTATTCTAAAGAGCATGAGCGGCAAGACCGCACAAATCCTGGGCGGCAACCAATCGGGCAGGGTGCAGGTCTCGAATTTTAACCGCAAGGCCATCGTTTCGGTTCGGCGATAAATTCCCTGCATTTCCTTGATAAAGGCGGGCCTCGACCCGCCTTTTCCTTTTAAGGCTGTTCTCTCGTGCCTGGCGCCGCCTCGCGCTGGTCGTCGTCCTCCAGATCGGTGGCGACAATGAAAGCATCCTCGTGCTGCCTTGCAGCCTGCCGGCGTGCACGCAGGTTCATGCTCTCGTCCGGATAAATCTCGCCTTCCTTGTCTTTCAACTCGCTGTCTGTCTCGAAACGCGCAACGTTGTCGTCTTCAATATCAAGCGGTTCGGTTTTCGGCTTCTGCGGGGTGTTCATGAAGCGATCTCCTGCTGGTTTCTGCGGGCCAAACGCTCGGCAGCCGATGCCGGTTCCCTTTCTCGCCAAAATGCTCATTCGTCGCAGGTCGATGCGGAACTAACTCTGGCATTTTTTGTTTTTTCAATGGCACAATTGAAGCTGGTGCAACGCAAAGAGGGAGGTCCGTTATGAGCCACGACCGCGAAGCCGCAATCCGTGAAAAAGCGCGCGCAATATGGGAGAGGGAAGGAAGACCCGACGGGCATCATGAAAGACACTGGATCGAGGCGGAACGGGAAATCTCCGCGGAGGCGGAACCGGCAAAACGCAAAAGCGGAAATGGCGTGAAGAAGTCCACTTCCGCCACCGCGTCAGGGGAGAAGGGGCCTGCAAAAAAGTCGCCCACGAAAAAAGCCAATTCGGCAAAGGTGAAATCTCCTGCGGTAAAATCGCTGGAGAAAGAGCAGAAATCCACGGACAAGAACAAGGAAGACGATTTGACCGAAAGCCTTGAGGAGAGTTTTCCGGCCAGCGATCCACCGGCATTGACCAACGCCACGAAGGCAACAAAACGGGCGGTCAAGAAAAGCTGATGGCCTGACGGCCGCAGAGAAGGAAGTCACGAAAACTTCTAGGTCACGTCGGGCGAATTGCAGCTGCACTTCGCTCGGCTGACACGCTTTTGAGAAAAATGGCTCCCCGGGCCGGTGTAGGATCTAACTCTTTCGCAACGGCGTCTGGTATGAAAATCAGATAGTTAGTATGCGGTGGCAGAATATTGCGGGCGTCGTGTAGTCAATTTTGTATCTAAATTGTAGCCCGATTGGCTCCTATTAAATTGCGGATGCGGTCGCTTTGGGAGCCTCTCTTTTTTGCTTCTATCGCCGCTAGGTACTCGCGCTCGACACGGTCGAGTAACGGTTGCGCAATCGGCCCCTTCACGTCGACGACCTTGGCGGCGAACACGAGCATTTCCTCAAGTCTCTCAATGGTGACACCCTGGTAGGTAAAGACGGTCATCGGCCGTCCTTCCATGCGTAATAATCCCGGCGCAGTCGCTTCCAGCGCGCTGCGGCCTGTTGGTCTGTTTTCAATTCGGCCCGAGACCGGATGTTGAGGATATGCCGCACGCGAGTGTTGACCCGCTCGTCGTCGGCCGCGTCTGCGAGATCGTGGCACTGCATGAGATAGCGGCGGAAGTCCTGCTTCCCGCAAAGCATCGCGCACTCTGCCGGGAAGTCCTTTTCCTTGGGCTGTGGCGGCGTTTGCGCCGGTTGCTGTTGGCTCTCCAGCCTGCGGATCTTCGCGAAGGCTTCATCAATCACCATCATCAGCGCGCGGAAATACGTCAGTGATTTCTCGACGAGCTGGCCGTCGTGGTATGGACAATCCGGGCGGATGATGACGATCGGAAAGATTTCGCCGGTCATGTCATCGCGCTGGCAGATTTCGGCCTGGCTGGTCGCGGGATTGTAAGTCCGCTCCCAGTCGTCAGAGACGAGTGGCAACAGCTCCCTGGCTTCTCGGTATGTGCGCTTGGCTTCGTCGAGGTCCATTTCAGAATAGACCTCGCTGCTCATTCTCCGCAGCCTCCTCGGCCATCATTGCTCTGCCGGTGCGGATTTCCTCGATTTGGATAATCATCGATCGTGCTCGCTCGACGATATCGGGTCGATTATTCGCCTCTCCCCAGACGATTTTAAGATTACTCGTGTGGATTACCGGGCCAAACTCATCGGTCAGGATGGCGCCCGCTGCGATTGCGAGCGCCTTTTTTGAGAGCGAAATATCGAAATGCACCCAAGAGGCATCGCGGTGTTTACCGAAGGACAGAGTTTTGTGGCCCTGTATCCATTTCCGCTGGACGCCAATCCTGTCCACCATTGCCAGAAGTTCGTCATCGGTGTCTGCCCAGAGGTGGCACATTACCATGTTTCCGAACTTGTGACGCACATCATCTACGTAGACGCTCATGCTGCGCCCTCCAATCCAAGTGGAATCTCGTATGAATGAAGACGATCTTTGCAGGCCGGGTTAACCCAAAGAACCTCTGTGCGAGTGCGGGCGCCGTCCGCCAGCGCTGTGCGTGTCACCCGCTTCCAGTCAGAAAGCGCCTTGTCGTAAAGCGATATCGCTGTCTACTGTCGCTAGCTGGTTCATGTCTAAACCCTCATCGGCATGAGGAGCCGGGTCATTTCCGAATCCTGATCTGCAAGGGCAATCGGGCCGCCATCGCCATTCAGTTGCATGGCGACAGAGCCTTGGCAGCGCTTCACCATGTCGGCCATATAGCGGCTGTTGACGCCGATCGGTGCGAGATCATCCGGCCAGTCGCAGGAGGTGGATACTTTAGCGGTGCCCAGCTCCTCGTTTTTCACCTCGACATGCAGCTTTCCCGAAACGCCGTGCAGCCGGATTGCTGAGCCGCGCCAGCCGCCAATAGCGGTAGCTTGCCGGATCGCCGGCAGCATCTCGTCGGTCCGGATCTCAAGTCGGTGGGCAAACTCTTTCGGTATCACCCGCTCGATATCGGGGAACGTGCCGTCGATAAGCTTGCTTCGCAGGACGAGTCCCGGCCCCTTGAATTCGAGAACGGTGTCGATGATCTTGTTGCCGTTGCTTACGGAGAAGATCTCTACGTCGGCGTTGGCGAGGTACTGGGAAATCACGCCCACGGTTTTGCGTGGGATGATGTAGCTGAAGGCGGTTTCGTCTTCGTTCGCTGCGTACCTGCAGAGTGCCAGGCGGTGACCATCCGTGGCGGCCATCCGTCTGCCGTTCGGCGTGGATGCCCAGTTGACGCCGTTCAGGTAATAGCGCGTCTCCTCTGTTGAGATGCAGCCGGACACTTTTTTCAGTGCAAGCGCGAAATGACCGTTGGTGAAGCGCTCGACCATTCCGGCCTTTTCGCCTGCGATCGTTGGGTAGTCCTCCGGCGCGTGCGCCTCCACCGTGTAAGAGGCAACGCCAACGCGGATCTCGGCGCTGTGTCGGACCGACGTGGCGCCTGTCTTTTCGTTCTTCGTCTCGACCTGAGCGGGCTCAATGTGAACCCATCCGGTTCCTGCGGCAGATGCAACGGCAGCAAGGAACCGAGCGGGAATGCACAGCGACCAGGCGCCAGCGCCCTCGATCTCGTCGACGTGGATGGTTGCATGCAGGTCCAGATCGGTTGCCTCGACGGACAAGCCTTTCTTGCCGTAGTTGAGGCGAATGTCGTTCAGTATCGGGATGGTGTTTCGCACCTCGATAATCGAGTTCGCCAGCTTAAGCGCCGATGCCAGTTCCTTGGCTTCAACGGAGACGTATTTTGATGCCGTCGTTTGGCTGATCATTCCCGTGGCCTTTCGTTTCAGACGTTAAGGGGTGAGTGCAGGCGGCGCGGGGCAATGCCGAACGCTGACTGTCGCAACTTCGATTTCTGGAAAAGCGTTGTGCTCGATGCCATCGAGCGTGCGGCCGGATCTTCTTTTGCCGACGCGGACAGCACCGCAACCATCCGGCCATTCGCGGTCGTCAAACCAGTGGGTGTCGGCCTTGGCGAACGCAGGCACTTTCACGCCCGGTTCGTCCGGCTTGAACACGGCCACGTCGCCGAGATCTTCAAAGAAGCCCGTCGCCCATTCGCCATTTTGCTTATGGTGAAAGGGTTTTCCTGCGGCGGCCGAAGCATCGCGGATCATGCGAAACCATTCTGGGTGCGTGGGCCGCGCCTTGTGCGTGCCTTGGTCGGTCTCGCCGCCGGTTATCAGCCAGTCAGGCAATGTGGTGCCTTCGAACCTGATTGCTCCCAGCAAAGGCTCGTAGGAGCCGAATGAGAAGATAGCGCCGGTCGCTTCCTTCGCGCGCTGCAGCTTCAGCCAGTCGCGGCTCCATTCGATCTGATTGCAGAACGTGCCGCCAATCGCGATGTTGCGCGGCATGGTTTTCCCGCTCGTCATCTTCTCGATGTTGCCGATGCGTTTCGTCAGCAGCAGCCAGACAAGAAAAGGCGTGTTGTCGATCAACTGGAAAAAGCGCTCCCGCCACTCCGCGGGCACGGCGTTGTCGAAGGGATCGCACAGCGACGGGAACACGAAAGGCGGGCGGGCAGCGTTAGCCTTTGCGGCCTTGCGGTTCCACGCGAGCGGCTTTTTCCAATAATCCTCGGACATGATACTGCGGGTGCCTTCACCGGACCCCGGCGCGCCCCACTGGGCGCGATGCATGCGGGTGTCCATCAGCTGTGCGGCATAGCAGCCATCGCATGCAGGGCTGACGCGTGCGCAGCCGGTCCACGGCGACCAGGTGTAATCCGTCCAGGAGATCGCCGTGGTGTCAGCCATGGGGACTCTCCAAGGCGGCCGCATAGATCGCAGGGCAGGGCAGGGTAATGCTGCTGCTGAAACGGCGCACAACGACCGTGTCAAAATTGAACCGCGCCTCGCGCCATGTCTTGCCATAGAGCGGAGCGACGACGCCCAGCTCGCGCAGCCGCGTCGTGACGCGCTTGATGCTGGCGCTGTAGTGGTCGGCGATCTGGGCGCGGCCCATGCCCATCTGCGCGCAGCGAGTGAGCATGACGGCGGACGGCAGCTTCGTGCCGCCAAGTTTGTTGTTCTGGCGCATGTCAGATCACTCCAGCCAGCATGCCCGCCACCATCGCGATGGTAAAGACAGAGCCGACGAGGGTCTGAAGGATGCGCGCTTCGCGCTCGATCGCGGATTTAGTCATGGTCTAGGCTCCCGTTGACCTGGAGCCATTGGCGAACGGCGCGCGAAAGATCGCGGTCGCGGTTGCTGGCTCCGGAGAGATTGAGAAGGGGAACGGCGGCACGCAGGACCGATTCCAGCGTGTCGCCCATCATCGTGGCGTCGTGTTCGGGCAGGGTTCTGCCGTTGGTCACGACCTTGAAGGCGTGCGCGATGTCGGACTGCGCGCCGATCAGGTGCGAGTTTGCTTCCGCGAGCTGGCGCTCGACGAACACGTCGCTTTCCGTCTTGCGCGGACCACCTGCTGAAAAGACGAGGCGTACGGGAGGCCTGCGAACGGGCAGGGTGAAGATCTCGGCGCTCATTGCCAGACGCCCTCCTGCTTGCGAAGGTTGATCTGCGGCGCACGGAATGCGCTGAGCGTGATGACGAACACGTCGATCTTGCAAAGCTCGACCATGTCATCGCGCATGGCGTCGGCGGCTTCGTCCAGTCGGATTCTGAGGAGAACGAGCCGGATCATATGCGCGTCGCCTGTTCAAGCTGGCGCTCAACCTCGACGACACGGACGCCGCACAGAGATGCAGCCATGAGGAGCGCCAGAAAGGCGGCGCCTGTCATGCTCACGATAGTGATGCGGGAATAGGGTGCTGGCTTGACCTTGTGAAAGGTACCGAGGTTCTTGCAGGCTAAGGGGTATGCGGGGGATATCTGGGTCACGTTGGCCTCCATCCGTTCTGGAACCGCCTCGCGTGAGGCGGAAACCGGAGCGGACGTGTCAGGCGGGCAATGGCGTCAGCCGCCGCCCGTTGTGCAGGTCCTTCCGCGCATGGAGGAGGGTGATGTAGGAGAGACGCAACGCATCGTTCGCTCTCATTCGACCTGCGACATAACGCTTGCGGATCTCCGATGCGGCTCTCAGTCGACTGAAGGCGGAAATGATGTGAGGTGCGCCAGCCGTCCAGCCGTCATCAATATACGATTGTCTAAATGCGGGTCCGCATGTTGCCTTTCGGCGCTGTGCTGGTGATGGCTTTGCCATGTCTGTCTCCATCCGTTCGGGAAACCGCCTCGGACGAGGCGGAAACCGGAACGGACGTGTCAGGCGGCTTCAAGAAGCGCGTCGTCGTTCGCCTTCATGCGCGCCTGTTCGTGCAAGCGGTCGATATCGGAGTTCAGGAAATAGAGGTTCAGCTGCTCGCGGGTGCAGCCTTCACCGAAGCGGCGCATCGCGGCGGCCATCGCTTCGATCTTTTCATTGTCATTCATCGCACTGACATTCATGCCGGTCTCCATCCGTTGAAGGGAGACCGGACGGCATCGAGGCGAGGGGAAAGGGTGCCGTCCGGTCTTTGTCCGGGCCATGTGGTTTGCTCGGATGGGGACGTTATAGTGGGATAAATCCCACTTTGCAAGATCAAAAAGTGGGATGCATCCTACCGGCGTTGAGTGATCCCACGAGCACCCGAAATTTCCTTTGTAAATTAGAGGTTTGCGAAACGGCGAAAAAAACGAATCACTTTCGACTCGACTCTCTGATTGAGTCATGTCTTTTTAACATGAACGAAATGAGAACAAACAGGAGAGGAATATGGCAACGCCGCCAGTCAGCCACCCAGACGCCATGCGGTTGGTCATCGAGCTGGATTCGCTCTACGTCGCCTGTGATGACTGCGGGCACTCGCGGTTGCTTGGATATCGAAACCTGAGGGAGGCGGCCGCCTTAGGGGTGCATAACTACATGCAGCTTTGCCGCAAGATCCGGTGTTCAGAATGTCCGAAGGTTCCTCCGACGCAGAGGAACCTCACGATCCGACCGAAGTGGATTGAATTGCCAGTCGCTCAGACTGTTGCGTGAAACACGATCTTGTGGACCGAGAACACAGACGAAGAGGGGAATGTCACCTCATTTGTTTCGCCTTCGTCTGGGTTGTGTTGCCAAAGTCGCGTGACCTTGCTCGACTGTGAGCGGAACTCCTTGATATAGCTTTCGCGCTGATTTTCTTCGTCAGTCGCTACTTGGACGATTACATCGTCGCCCGCACGGACAGGCTCGTTCGGATTGATCCAAACCGTCTCTCCGGCCTTAAAGCGAGGCTCCATCGATGTGCCGTAGACCCGCACAGCGTATGCACCCTCAACGCCTTCCAGCATCGGCGGAACGAATAGCCGGCCCACCTCAGACCCGTTCAGGATGAAGCGGCCATTTGGGCCGCCGATAGACTGCCCCAGAAGCGGAATGTAGCCGTCGCTCTCGAATTTCTGAAACCTTGGCGGAAAGCTTGCGTTCGGCTTTGTCGCGGTGGGCGCCGCGCCATCGTCTGGATGACTTAGTCGAACAACCTCTCCTCTCATCAGCGCGTCCGCATCCAGTTGAAGTGCTCGCGCCAGGTCGGGCATCTTCTTCAGCGTGACCGTGGATTTCTTGCCGTCGACTAAGTCCCGCAGGAAGGTCCGTTCCAGGCCGGCTTTCACCGCGGCCTCAACGGGTCCCAGGTCGAGTTCATTCAGTCGTTGGATCGCGATTTCTTGGAGCTTGCTCATGCCTGCATAATAGGAAATTTCCCCCTCCAAACGCGAATGGGATGTTTCCTATTGCAAAGTGGGATGCATCCCACTATAAGGGCGGCATGGAAACGCAACTCGCCGATCATCTGCTGACGCTTTCGAATGCCTTTTGTGAGGCCAAGGCTCTTGGCGAGTCCACGGTAGGCAGGCATTGCGCTGCCGACAGTCGCTTCTTCTCCCGAATCAGAGACGGGAAGACCTTCACCGCCAAAAAGTATGACGAGGTTGTTAGCTGGTTCAGCAGCAACTGGCCCGATGGATGCGATTGGCCGAACGCTGTTCCTCGCCCCCTGGAGGCCGCAGAATGACGGTGCTCCAGCTTTTCCGCTGCGTAGGGAAGCGGTCATCCCGCGTGGTTCATACCCACAATGTCGCAGGTTCGAATCCTGCCGCTGCAACCAATCCCGGCGCTTTCCTGGCAGAGCGCGCACGGGATACCGGACGGAAGAGGCTTTGCACGCCTGCGGACCCTTCCGTCCGGATCGCCTTTCCTGTTGCGCGAGAGTTCTTCCTTTCTTCTCCGCGCACCCGCCGTGACGCTTTTCCTCCGAGCTCCGGCGGCCCTTTTCTTTCATTGTCACCATTGTTGTCACTCCAGCTTGCGTCGCCGCTGATGTGGCGCGGCTGTGGTTGATCTGATGAGCAACGAATAGGCCGCGCCCGCGCGGGCTTCACCGAATCCTTTTCCGATTTTCTTTCCTTGACGCGTTTTCAGGGGTGTTTTCGTGCGCACTATTTCCGAAGAAGAAATCCGCAGCCTGAAGGGTGCAACCGAGGCAAGCTACAAGCTGGGCGGCGGTGTGACCGATTTCCCGCTGTTGACCCGCGTGAATGTCTCGACGCTGTCGAAGTATGCGAGCTTCAACGAGGAAAACAGCGAAGCTCTTATCCCGATCGATGTTGCAGTCGAGGCGGACCGCCGCGCGAAAAGTCCTGTCATTGTTGGCGCCATGGCGCGCAAGCTCGGCTTCAAGCTTGTCGTGGACGACGAGTTGCAGCCTGAGGCGCGGCCCATCAATGAAACCGACATGATGGACCTGATGTCGGAGTTCGCTGACGTCATCAAGGTTGTTCAGGAGGCCAAGCAGAGCGGCACGCTCGGCACTGCCGCCGTAACCAAGCGCATCACCAAGGAAGTTCACGAGCTTATCCGTGAACTGAAGGACCTGATGGTGAATGCACCGCAGAGGCCGGACCGATGAGCCTCTGCATGGCCGAAACAAGCCGTTCGAAGCTCGTCAAGGAGGCCCGCGCCGCGCGGGTTTTGGAGTTTTGGCGCGCCGGTCGATCCACCCATGAAATCGCAACGGAGCTTGGCCTCGACGAGATCGAGGTCTGCCGCATTGTCGAGGAGGCAGGACATTGAAAACCAGTGAAAGCGCTCTGACCCTGACGTCGATATCGGACGCCGCGCGCGCAATGCTGCGCGAAGTTCGTGCGGCCGGTGGCAAGTGTACGATCCGTGCCTCGTTTCAGGCTCGCGCGCTGGCGGCGGAACTGAAAAAGGCTGGATACGTCCAGATCGATCAGAGCGGTTCCGAGCTTCGGCTGACCGGAATGGGGCAGGCTTACCTCGATCGACTGATGAGGGCCCACTAATGTCCGATGATTTCGATCCGTACGCCATTCATCAGCCAAAGCGCGCAGGCGAACGCCCCGGAGACAAGCTGGAAAGCGAGCCGGTCGCAGCGTCGCACCTGCGTTCCTTCATCGAGCGCATGGAGCGCCTCGCTGAAGAGAAGGAAGTCATCAAGGATGACGAAAAAGCAGTGATGGCCGAAGCGAAAGCCATGGGCTTCGACAACAAGGCCATTCGCACCATTCTGCGCATTCGCAAGAAGGACCCGCAGAAGCTTGCCGAGGAGCTCTCGATTCTGGACGTCTATCTCGTGGCCCTCGGCATGGATGAGGGGCTGCGATGACGATTCAGGGAGAAAGAAAGCAGGCAATCCTCGCGGAAGCTTGCGCTAACGGCAAATTCGATGTTGCCAGCGAAGCGGATCGCAAATCGGCGACTATCCTGCATATGGCTGGTTATCTGGCGCGAGATCCGAAGGTCTCTGGGCGTTTCTATCCGACGACTTCGGGATATGACGAGGCTGGCGTGGCGCAAAAAGTTAGCGCCGGGGTGGAGCGGAAGATCTCGTCTATCATCGTGGGCAAACGACTGCGGACGCTCGACGAGGACAAGGTCGCGGCGCTTATGGTGTCGATACCGGAGCATGGTCTGCGCAATCCGGTTTCGGTCTACGGATTGGAGACCGACGAGACTGTCGAGTTATCCGCCGGAGAGCACAGACTTGAGGCAATGCGTCGCCTCGGCAAGCAAACCGTGCCTTGCGTCCATTACCAGGGTGACGCGCTTGATCGCGAGCTTTGGGAAATCGACGAGAACCTGATCCGTAGCGACCTGACGCCCGCCGACCGGGCACTGTTTGTCTTCCGTCGCAAGGAAATCTATCTCCTGAAGCATCCAGAGACGGCGCACGGCGGAGATCGATCAAGTCGCCAGATTGGCGACTTGAAAAACGACGAGGCAAAAAGGTTTACTGCCGCCACTGCGGAGGCAACTGGTCAATCGGAGCGCGCCATCCAGCGCGACGCGGAGCGTGGCGAGAAGGTCTGTGAGCGCGCGCTGCGCATGGTCTCTGGAACTCCGCTGAATACCGGCGCGACACTAGACCGACTGAAACGGCTCTCGCCAGAGGAGCAAATCGTCTGGATAGACGGCGCATTGCGCGAGCGTCGCCGGGTGCAGGATGAAGCAAAGCAGATCCGCACCGAAACAATGAAGATCAACCGGACTGTGCGCAACGAGCTCGTCAGCGCCATTGCGTCCAAGGGCCGCGTTTCGCCTGGTGAGTTGCCTCGCGCTGCGTTCCCTGTCGGCTACGTCGACGCTCCCTGGCAGCAGGAGGCGTGGTCTGACGAAACGGGGCAGGATAAGGGCTTGATGTATCCCTCGATGCCTCTGGAAGAAATCATGGCGCTTTGCGCCGGCGACAAGTCGCCATTCACGCCTGACGCCGTTCTTTTCTTCTGGGTGCCGATGAACCGGCTCGATGACGGTATTGCTGTGATGCGGGCGTGGGGCTTTGAGTTTGTCTCCGCGATCGTATGGGACAAAATCGATATTGGCATGGGCCGATGGGTTCGCGATCGTGCGGAAATTCTCCTGATCGGCAAGCGCGGCAAGATCTCGCTTGCGCCAGAGATGGGAACGCAGCCGCCCAGCCTGTACTCCGAAAAGAAGGGGCCGCATAGCCGAAAGCCGGTGTGGTTCGCTGAGCAGATCGATCGGCTTTACCCGACATTGCCCAAGCTCGAAATGTTCCAGCGCCGCGAAAGTCTCGCGGATGGCGACGTGCGCCTGAATGGAAAATGGGAGTTTTGGGGAAATCAGGCCGGTGCGCCGGAAGGCGGTGCGGCATGAACGCTTACCCGGGAAATATTTTTGACCTTCGGCATTCTGTCGCGGTGCCCGCACTGGGTCCGCATGGACCTTACATCATCGATAGTTTCGCTGGTGGCGGCGGCGCCTCGACTGGTATTGAGCAGGCTCTCGGCCGGTCTCCTGACTACGCCATCAACCACAATGCAGCGGCTTTGGCGCTGCATGAGGCAAACCATCCTGAGACCATCCACCTCTCGGAAAACGTCTACAAGATCGATCCACTCGATCACCTGCGCGGCAAGCATATCGGCCTCGCCTGGTTCTCTCCGGACTGCAAACATTTCAGCAAGGCGAAAGGCGGAAAACCGGTTGAGCGCAACATTCGCGACCTGTGCTGGATCATTCCCGGCTGGATCGAGCGCATCCAGCAGAGCGGCGGCAAGGTCGATGTCGTCATCATGGAGAATGTCGAGGAGTTTAAGGACTATGGCCCGCTGATCCAGACCGAGAAGGGTCTGCGGCCGGATCCGGAGCGCAAGGGGCAAACTTACCAGAAATGGTGCAAGAAACTGCGTCAGCTCGGCGCGAAAATGGAAAGCCGCGAGATCCGTGGGCGCGATTACGGTGCCACGACCATCCGCAAGCGGCTCTTTGTCATCATGCGTTTCGACGGCCAGCCGATTGTATGGCCGGAAAAAACGCATGGAGCGCCAGACGATGCTGACGTCATCGCCGGTCGCAAGCTTCCCTGGCCGATCATGGCCGATGAGATCGACTGGAGCCTGCCGTGCCCGTCTATCTTCGACTCGTCTGCCGAGATCTGGGAAAAATTCGGTGTTCGGTCGGTTCGGCCAATTGCCGATGCCTCGCAAGCACGCGTTGCCCGTGGGTTTGATCGTTTCGTCCTGAAGGCCAAGAGGCCGTTTCTCGTCCAGATCGGCTATGGAGAGCGAGATGGGCAGGCGCCACGATGCATGAGCCTCGACGAGCCGCTTGGCACAGTCGTCGCCGGCGGCGTCAAACATGCGCTGATTTCCCCATCCGTCCAGCGGTTCAACACTGGTGCAACCGGTGTTGCCATGGACGATCAGCTGCCGACGATCACGGCAAACAGCTACATCAAGCGTCCCGGCGGTGCGGCACCGCTCGGCTTGCTGGCGCCGGTTCTGACCTATGCTCAGCAGGGCGGCGCTTGCCGTCCCGTGGATGGGCAGTCGCATACCATCACCGCCAGCAAAAAAGATCAGAATTCCGTTCTCGTCGGCTACATGGCGCAGGCCAACAATGACAGCCGGCGCGTGGGCGGTGTCAATCCGGGGCGCTCACTGGATGAGGCGCTGTCGACGGTCACTCAGACGGGCAGCCATCAGCAGCTTGTGTCCGCCTTCATCGCGCGAGATTTCGGAACCTCGACAGGTCACAGCGTCACGGAGCCTTCCGCGACAATCATGCCGGAAGGGCAGGGCAAGAGCCGTCTCATCATGCCCTATCTGCAATCCTACTACGGGACCGGAGAGGGTGCCCGCGAGGATGACGCATGCCGCACGATCACGACGCGTGACCGCTTCGGACACATTGAGGCGACCGTGGATGTCCCGCCGTTCACTGAAGCTCAAGCGGCGCGGGCTCGGCAGGTTGCGGACTTCCTGCGGGCGCATGGCGTCTGGGATGAACGTGAATTTGTCACCATTGAAATCGATGACGTGCTGTTCGTTGTTGTCGATATTGGCATGCGTATGCTCTCGCCGCGCGAGCTGTTTAATGCTCAGGGATTCCCGCGCCACTATCAGATAGACGGGTACTTTGATCGGCCACAGGGCCACGCCCCGGTATGGGTGCAGTTCTCGAAAGAAGTGCAGGTTTCCTGCGTGGGTAACAGCGTTTGCCCGCCAGTCGCTCGGGCGCTTGTCGCTGCGAACTGCGGCCACCTTGCAGTCACGGCGGTGGCGGCATGATTGCGATTATCCCGAGAATTGAGCAACTGGAGGCGGCCAGAACGCACGAGGAGCGGGCGGCCTGGCTACTGACGTGCCCGCTCGACGTTCTGCTCTCATGTGAAATGACCATCCGCAACCGGCTGCTGAGCGCCCGGTTCCGCGAGGGCCTCGAATATCTCGAAATTGAACTGACGGATCTGCGGCGCGAGCGCGGCGCGGACGGTGACAAATCATTGCGAATGGAAGTTGGCGCAGCGCGTGGACGTATGGAACGCATCGCGCTGGGGCTTCCGGCTGCGCGCTATTAAGGGGAAGGGGCAGATGAACGAGCCAAGACTATCGATCATTCCCGGTTGGATCATCGCGGATCCACGGCTGAAGGGAAAAGACCTGCAAGTGCTGTGCATGCTTGGTCGCAACGCCAACACTCGCCACGGCTGGTGCCGTCGCAGTCAGGTCAAGCTTGCCCAGGCGCTCAATTGCTCTCGCTCGACGGTGCAATCAGCTATCGCGCGCCTGGTGGAAATCGGGGCTGTTGAGCGTCGCGAGGTCGTAAGCCAGAACGGGCGCGACAGCGCGCATTGGTATCGCGTGATCTACGATTCTGCCGTCGCAAGCTCTGCGTTTGATGCATGGGATGAGGAAGACGAAAAGGAATTTGATCCTACTTCCGAGTTCGCAAACGAGGCACCCCCTGCCGGTATATCGGCACCCCCTGCCTGCCCAGAGTCGGCACCCCCTGCCTGTTCTGGACCGGCACCTATTAACGCCTCTCCTTTAACGCCTCCTGATGAACGAAAAGAGAGAGAGACGCCTGCCGGCGCGGCTGGAAGGATTGAGGAAGAAAACCCGAAAGCCGTGGAAGCTGCGTTCAAACGGTTCTTCATCGGCTGGAAAACGGCGATCAGCGACAGCGAGCCGGAAGCTCGGAAGGAATGGCTGGCGCTTTCGCCTGATGAGCGTGGTCTGGCGCTGGAGCATTCGGAGGCGTATCAGGCTGCAGCGCTATCGATCGGTCGGAAACACCTTTGCTCTGCGGCAAAGTACCTGAAGGAACAACGCTGGACGAAGCTCTCCCAGCCCAAGCCGGTATCTCCGCAGGCCGAAAGCTCGGAAACCTTCACGGTGTTCTCGCGAGCTGGTCGCGCCATGCTCATGTCAAAGCTGCTCCAGCCCATTCGGGCGTTGTCGCTCACTCCGCTTGAGCAGAATATCGTTAATCAGAAGCCCGAAAAGCACGACCTCATCTGGCGCGATAAGAAGGAAAAACAGGGGTGGCCGGAGGCTGTGCAGCTCATAGAGCGCAGACGCTTCACGGTGGTGAACCGGATCATCGAGATCAGTAAGGATTTCGAGAAGGTCGCTGTTGGTGGCGAGGTTTGGGAAGCATGGAAACGCGCCTATGCGGAGCGGTGCTGGCCGTGGCCTGTTGCTCCTGAGCGCTTGGAGTTCGCTCAATTCCCTCCGTTGCCTGACGATGTAAACGACCTCGACGAGGCAGTGTTCGTCGCAATCGAAAACTTCAAACACAGACTGAACGAGGGACGGAACGATGATGCAGCATAAGTTTGATGATATCTCGCGCCACGTCTCTCTCAAGGGAATGCTTAAGCTTGATCGCATCGCTCAGGAGGCGGCGAGGGTCGCTCATGAACGCGAATCGGCGTCGAAAGAGAGGGCGCGAACCGTGTCTGATTCTGCTTGGGTAATAGCGCGCGTCGAGTATGGACGCGAAAAGGCTGTTGAGAACGCCATGATTGAAGCCGGTATAGAGGCGTGCGTCATCATGCGAATGGGACCTGAAAGGAAGCGCCACGGAAGGCGACTGCCTGCATCCAGACTGCCCGTCTTCAACGGAATTGTGTTCGTCTACTGCCTCCCAGACAACCACGCTTTGCGTGGCATCCTGTCGTTCGATGGCGTCAAAAGCATCGTGATGGGCGGAGAGAAGGCGGTCAAGGTCACTGTCGAAACGATCAATGAGTTCAAAGAATTGGCCGCAGATGGTGCATATGATTACGGGCGTCGATCCGACGCGATCAAGAAGGGCGACAAGGTCAGGATCACAAGTGGTCCGTTCGTCGGTTACGAGGTATCGGTTGATGCGTTTGGCGAGGGTGGGCACGGAGACGCAGTCGTAACCATCGTGATCTTCGGAAAACCATCCGTGTTTAACATGCCGCTTGCAATGCTTGAGAAAGTGTGAGTACAAATCTGCCCACGGTCGATGCGGTTCTTAGTGGCGATTACGTTTCACGCCCGCACCCAGTCCTGACAGTCTCACAAGCGAGACACCGATTCAGGGCCAGTGCTACAGCTATGCGACGATGAATGACAAGGCGGCCAGACGGTCGCCTTTTTGCATTGTGGGTATGGGCAGTCGATCGGCGACCATCGGGTACTGCCGACCAGCCGAGGCCCCTCCCTCCGGGTCGAACCTCCACCCCTCACGGGTCCTCCTCCGATCCCCTCCCCATGCGGGCCGGGACGACCCCGAAAGTTCGCTAGTTACGGCGCGCAAAAAACTGACCTGACTCACCTGACTCGAAAGCTGACGACCTGACTCAAATGGCAACAGACGCACAGCATAGCCTGCCGATGGATGGCGGCCTCTGGATTACCGTTGCTGAACTTGCCCGCCGGAAGGGGGTGAGTAAGCAGACGGCTGCCGAGAAGGTGAACCGATTGGAGACCGAGGGAAGGATTTCGACCCGCAAAGAGGGACGGTCACGGCTTGTCGAGTTGGCGGCTTATGATCGTGCCGTCGGTACGTTTGGGGATGCTGCTAAGGAGATCGGCGCGCAGACGAAGCGTGATGACGCTTCTGGTGAGAACTCCGCTTTGCGAGATGCCCAGACGGACAGGGCAAAGTACGAGGCTCGCCTGAAGGCGCTCGATTTCGCTGAACGCAGTGGTTTGGTTATTCCGCTTAAAGGCGAGCACGGCATCGAGGGCGCGTTGATTAAGATCTGCGACCAGGTGCTTCGAGATCTTGGCACGCCGATGCAATGGGTTGATGACCTGATGGAAGCAAGCCGGAAAGGTGAGCCGCACTTTCGCCGTGTGATGCGCGGGAAGGTCGCGGATCTCCGGAAGCTTGTTGCCGAGCACTTGCTGGCACTTTCGGGCGAAGCAGCCAAGGCCGAAGCGGACGGCATCAACATCAACATCCATTTCGACGGCGACGAGTAATGCAAATTTCTCTTAAGCGTTCTGCGCTCGCGGTTATCGCGGCGACGCTGGCTGCTGCGATCATGCCGCCCGAACGGCTGGATGCGGTCGAGTATGCGCGCACCATTGTTGTTCCGGATGGGCCTCGTGCGCTCGATACCTGGGATGACAGCCTGACACCGCACATCCGCGAACCATTGCTTATGACGATGGTAGAAAGCGGCCATAATGAAATCGCGGTTCGGAAATCTGCACAGACGGGTTTCACGACCCTGATGCTCTGCTCGGCAGCTTATTCGATTGCGCAAGATCCTTGCCGCATGATGATCGTCCAGCCGACGACCAACGCACTCGCGGAGTTCAACCGCGAGAAGCTCTCTGTCATGCTGCAGCAGACAGAGGGACTACGGAAGCTGGTTCGTGACCAAACCAGCAGGTCCGGTGAAGGCTCAACGGCGCTGGCAAAGCGCTTCCCGGGCGGATCACTGAAACTTGCTATCGCGAATTCTGCCGCTGATCTTCGTTCGTCCACGATCCGAAAGGCGTTCCTCGACGAGATCGACGAGTATCCCGATGACCTCGACGGGCAGGGCGATCCATTCGCTATGATCGAGGCCCGTCAGGAATCATTCCTCACCTCTGGCGACTGGCTGCGGACTTACGTATCCACTCCGACCGTGAAGGGGTCATCGAAGATCGATGACAAATTCATGGCCGGCGATCAGCGCTATTGGAACATGCCATGCCCTGGCTGCGGTTCGCATTTCAAATTCGTATTCGACCGGAAGTACTTCCGGTTTAATGACGAGTTTCCTTACGATCCGTACTACGCGACACCATGTTGCGGCACCATCATCCAGAGCCACGAAAAGGTGTCCCTGTATCGCAAGGGAAAGTGGATACCCGAGGCTTCGCGTCCCGGCGCATATCCGTCCTACCACTTCGATGCACTGACTTCTCCGTTCGTGCCGTGGGAGAAGATCGCCGAGCGCTTTATCGGCTGCAATGGCGATCCGCAAAAGCTCAAAGCTTTCTTCAACCTGACCCTCGGTCTCGCTTTCGACATGAAGGGCGACGCTCCCGACCACGTCAGACTGATGGAACGCCGGGCCAAGGATCTGAAGCGAGGCCGAATTCCTGCGGGTGGCATCGTCTTCGTTGGCACCGCCGACGTTCAGATGAAGGGCATCTGGTATCTATTTAAGGCCTACGGGCCGGATCGTCAGAGCTGGCGTGTGGACGCTGGCTATATCGAAGGTGATACGGATGATCCGCATGCAGGCGCGTTCCTCAAGCTTGAGGAGCTGCGCCAGAAACATTGGCCGGATGCTTTCGGAAGAACCCGCCAGGTTGATGTTTTTGGTATCGACTCCGGTTACCGCGCCCATGTCGTTTACACCTGGGCGCGCGGTAAGGCTGGTGTTTTCTGCCTCAAAGGCCTCGATGGATGGTCGCGTCCGCCTATGGGGCAGCCGACGCCGCAGGACATCAACTGGAACGGCAAGCGCATCCGCGATGGCGTGATGGTCTGGGGTGTTGGAACATGGTCACTAAAAGGGGCTTTCTATTCCAATCTCCGCAAGGAGGGCAGGGCCGCCGGGCATGACGTTGACCCACCCGGCTATTGTCATTTCGGCGACTGGATGGACGAGGAATATTTCAAGCAGATCACGTCCGAGTATCTTGGCGTCGAGAGCCGCAAAGGCAAAAGCAAAGGTAGAGGCAAGGGGCAAACCCAGCAGAAGTGGGTTCCTCGTATTGGATACGAAAACCATCTGCTCGACTGCGAGATCTATGGTGATGCGCTTGGGGACTATCTCGGTATTTCGCGCATGACGCCGGAAGAATGGCAGCGACTTGTCGCAATGCGGGGGGTCCCCGAAGAGGTCTTCCGGGCAGACATGTTCGCTCCGGCGCCACTCGCCGTTCAACAGGCAATTGTCGAGACGTCCTCAGGTGCTGCGAAGGCAACTGCGGAATTCGACGCGGACGAAACAGAGGGGGGTGACTGGCACCAGCCCGTATCATTCTGGGATTGACGCTCATGGCATTCACGCAGGCGGACCTCGACGCAATCAATAACGCGATCGCCACCGGCGCCAAAAAGGTTCGGTTCCAGACACATGAGGTGGAATATCCGAGCGTTAGCGAGATGCTGAAGGTACGGCAACTGATCAAGGATGAACTTGAGGGGGCTGGCGAACCGGATGGCGCGATGTTCGCTGAGTACCGAGGTGGATACTGATGAACGTCCTCGACAAGGTCATATCATTCTTCAATCCCGTGTCCGGCGTAAGCCGTGCCGCAGCGCGGCAGATGCTCACTTCATTTGAGAAGCGGGAATATTCTGCTGCCCAGTTTGGCCGCCGAAACAAAGGGTGGCGATCACGGGGGACTTCAGCAACGACCGAGGTTGCGGCAGCAATGTCCACATTGCGCGACAGGTCGCGTGACTTCGTTCGGAACGGTTGGGCGGGGCAGCGTATTCTGGATGTTCTGACGTCTCACGTCATTGGCACTGGTATTTTATCGATCCCGAATACCGGATCTGATCGGATCGACAATCGCTATCGGCTTCTTCGTGAGGAGTGGGAACAAAGCTCTGACGTGGAGCGAGTCCTGGACTATGGCGGTCAACAGGCATTGGTCCTGCGATCCATGGCGGAAGGCGGCGACAGCGTCTTGCGGTTGCTTCCAATCAAGCTGGAAGAGGCCGGAAAAACGGTCCCCCTGCGGCTTCTTGGGCTTGAGGGCGATCTGATAGATACGTCTCGCGACAGTGTCATGGTCGGTGAAAATAATGTCCGTCTCGGCGTCAAGCTTGGTGACTGGAATGCCCGAGAGGGTCTTTATCTCCATCCTTCCCATCCTGGCGACAGTGGTTTTTCATTCGGCAATAAGATGTCCAGTCTGGTTCCGTGGGATGATCTTTGTCACCTTTACCGTCCATTGAGGCTGGGGCAGCTGCGCGGCATTTCATGGTTCGCACCGATCCTTTTGAGCGCGAAGGAAATACAGGATCTGATGGAGGCGGCCATTGTCCAGCAGAGAACGCAGGCGAGCTTCGCGGGATTTCTGAAACGTCAGCCGGGATCCTCAAACCCGCTGGCGCCGAAAAAGGACGCAGATGGCTCGAAGGTTACGCGCATCGAGCCGGGACAGATTCAGGATATCGGAGACGCTGATATCGTTTTTGCCAACCCGTCGTCTCAGTCTGTGTTCGGCGAGGCCTATAAGGCTGGACTTTGGGCGATGGCAGCCGGTGCTGGCATCACCTACGATCAGCTGACGGGCGATCTCACACAAGCCAATTACTCCTCGCTGCGTGCAGGAAAGATCGAATTTCGGCGTCTCGTTGAGCAAATCCAGTGGCACATATTTGTACCCTCGGTTTGCCGGAAGGTTGATCGTCGGTTTGAAGAACTTGCGGTTATGTCGGGAAAACTACCGGCCCGCCGCGACGGGTATCGAGTTGATCACGTCATGCCTGCCATCGAACCGATCGACCCGAAGAAGGACCTTGAGGCCGATATTCTTGCTGTTCGAGCCGGGCGAATGTCGCCGCAATCGTTCATCTCTGCATGGGGCCACGACTGGCGGAAAGTTGTGAGCGATTTCGACGCCTTCTTCAAATTTGCAGACGCAAACAACGTGCTGCTCGACATCGACCCACGGAGGCCCGCTGCTGGGGCAAAAACAAGTGCCGCGCCACCTGCGGCGGAAGGAGCGCAAAATGAGTAACATTATCCGGTTGCCCCAGCTTCTCCGCGATGCGGAGGTTCGGGCGGCTTCATTCAATGAGGCTGATAATACAATTGATGTCGTCTGGACAACGGGCGCCCCAGTCCGGCGGGTCAGTTGGATCGATGGTGAATTTGATGAAGAGCTTGTCGTTTCACCGAACGCAATCCGGCTCGATCGGCTTAATGCCGGCGCTCCTTTCCTTGATACGCACGGAACTTGGAGTCTCGCTGACGTTATTGGATCGGTCGTAAAAGGTTCGGCCAGAATAGAGGGCGGCGTTGGTGTCGCAAAGGTTCGTCTCTCTACTGCGGCCGATGCTGTCGATCGGGTCGCGAAGATTAAGGAAGGCAGCGTTTCCAATATCTCGGTTGGCTATCGCATTCATGCGGTGGAGAAAACGGAACGGGAAGGACGCATTCCCGTGCATCGAGTCATTGATTGGGAGCCATGGGAGATTTCAGCTGTCCCCATTCCGGCGGATCCCGGAGCGCATGTGCGTAGCGGCAAAGATGACGCGCCGCTCTATGCCTGCCGCGTTGAGCCGGATCTCTCGACTGCAAACAACATTCGCCGCATCCGTATGCAAATGCAGATGCGACAACAGCAATTGGCAGGCTAGCGCAGGCTACCGCATGCCATGGCCGTAATTGCGGCCTCGCCCTTCCTCGCCTTTGGGCAAGGCATTCTTCAAGGAAAATATCGATGATGAAGAAAAACGTTCTGGCGGTAGCCTGCACGCTCGCTATCGCAATGGTTATTGTCGGGTTCGGTCTTTCGACCGATGCCTTCGCGGCCATGCCGCACGTGCCGTTGCATGTAACCGGGCTTGTGGTTGACGGCATCCGTGACCTCACCTCCTACATGGCTATCCCGCTGGTTGCGATGCGTGCCAATCTGGAGGACCTGCAAAAACGGGCGGCGGAAAAGCTGCTTGAGCTGAAAGATGACACCGCTCCCGATGCTGCACGCACCATTGAAGCCGATCACAAGAAGCTGCTCGAAGAAATCGAGAAGCTGAAAGGCGATATTCGTCAGGCCGAAGTCGACGAGGAAACCCAGCAGGGGGATCGCAACAATCCCCCCAGCAATACGGAAGGTGCTCGGGCAGCGGATATCCTGGATCTCGGCACTCGAGCAGGCATGCAGATTGACGCGATTCAGACTGCGCTGCGTAACGGCGTTTCGGTCGAGTCCTTCCGGTCTCAGGCTTTCGATTTCATGGCGCAGCAGGCATCGCGTTCGCCGTCCAGTTCGATCCACGTTGTCCGCGATGAAGCCGAGGCCCGCCGCTCCGGCATGGTGACTGCGATGGCGTTTCGCCTGGGCGGAATGGATCAGCCCACCGGTGATGAGGCGACGCGCGCGCGCAGCTTCATGGACAATCATGACGTTGTCGAATTCGCCGCGGCAGCCATCGGCCACCGTGGTGCGGCCCGTACCGTGCGCGAGCGGGAAGATATTCTCGTCCGCGCATTCCATAGCACGAGCGACTTTCCGGCGATCTTCTCCAGCGCCATCAATACCGTCCTCGAACGTCGTTACGCGCTGGCGCAGCCGACCTATCGTCGTATTTCGCGGCGGCGCGACTTCGTCGACTTCCGGCCGCATTACGCGGTTTCGGTCGGCGAGTTCCCGATGCTGGAGAAGCTCACGGAAGCAGGTGAGATCAAGTTCGGCACCTTCGGTGAGGGTAAAGAACAGATCGCCGTCGCGCCTTACGCGAAGGGTATCAGGGTCACCCGCCAGATGATGGTCAATGATCGGCTGAATGCTCTCGGTGAAGTCCTCGGCGGCTACGGCCGAACGGTCGCTCGTTTCGAGGAGCTGACGTTCTATACCATGATGTTGTCCGCAAATACGAAGCTCTCGGACGGCAAAACGGTATTCCATGCCGACCATGCGAACCTTGCCGGGACGGGTTCTGCGATCAGCGTCGCCAGCATCGGCGCCGGCAAGGCGGCGATGCGCAAACAGAAAGGCCTCGATGACGCCATTCTGAACCTACAGCCCTCCATCCTTCTGGTTTCTCCCGATAAAGAAACGGAAGCGCTGCAATATCTGGCACCGATCACCGCCAACGACTCTGTGAAGGTGAACCCTCATGTCGGTACGCTGGAGCCGGTGGTATCGGCCCAGCTGACCGGAAACGCCTGGTATCTCTTTGCCAGCCCGGACGAGGCGGCAGTCTACCAGTGGGGCCTTCTTGATGGTTACGGCGCGCCGCGCATTCGCTTCGACGAGCCTTTCGGTACGCAAGGTCTGGCTATGACCGTCGAGCACGATTTCGGCGTTGGTGCCATCGACTTCCGTGGCGGGTACAAGAACCCCGGCGAATAAGCCGGGATTCTTCCTCTCCGTTGTTTGCGCCTGAGCGCGCCTGATGAAGTAAGGATTATCATTATGAAAAACTACGTTCAGCCGGGTAAGGCTATCGACATTACAGCGCCGACCGGCGGCGTTGTGTCGGGCCAGATTGTCGTCATCGGATCCCTCATTGGCGTTTCTGCCTTGACGGCCGCCGAAGGTGAGCCCTCTGTCATCGACACCGAAGGCGTGTACGAAGTACCTAAGACTTCGGCCCTCGCAATCAGTGTCGGCGACAAACTCTACTGGGATGCGACAAACAAAGTGGTCAACAAAACCGCAAGCGGCAATACCCTCGTTGGTATAGCAGTGGCCGCCTCCGCGAACCCGTCGCCCACAGCCAAGCTGAAGCTCGGCGCCACGACGGTCTGACGACATGGCGTCGCTGTTTGAGCGGCTGGCGAAAACCAGCCGCTCCACCGTTGAGCGCGTCCACGGCGTAGATGTTACCGTCTTTCCGATCAGCAATCGTGATCCGAACGCTGGTGCCAAGCTGGACGGCTCTAATCCTCCCTATTCGACGGTTGCGTGTTTCTTTGAGAATACGGAATTCAAGGGAGAGCAGAGGGCGCAACCATCGGCAGACGGGCGGAAGCTCATGCATCGCGCCCCGCAGCGACAGGCGTCTATCCGGCTCATCGACGGGAAGCCGCTCAAGACGGATTTTTATCTCCGCAGGGAAAGCGATCAAAAGCTTTTTACGATAACGCAGTTCGACCCGGACGGGTCCGGTAATGTCATGGCATTGCTTGCCGTCGCCGCGTCGCTCCCGACTTGATGAACTGGAAACATCATGCTGGCTCCGGAAGCGCTCAGACTTATCACCGTTGAGGTTCTGCGCCCCACGGCGTCGCTGACGTCAGGGGTATACCCGACGGTTGCGGGTCGTCTTGTATACGACAGCCGCGAAATCGCTGTGCAGGACATTTCGACGGAGCGTCCTTATACACCCGTTCTTGCTCTGCACAGTTCAACCGCTGCGCTGAAGCCACGGGGCGAGCCTGCCGCCCTTGACGATCTGGAGCATGAAGCGGTTCTTGATATCATCGCTGAACTCGCTGTTGTGGCGGGTGATGAGTCCGGGGCATATGCCGATGCTCTTGCCGGAACGGATCCCAACGCGAGGCTTGTTTTAGCGGCTCTGTGTTCCAAGGTCCGCTTTTTGCTGGAGAGATCATCAGCCGGTGCGCCGTGGCGACGGCTGGTCAAGCGGATCGTCTCCGTCGAGGCGATACCTTTTGCAATTCCTGATCTTGGGTGGCGCTATCAACGTACAACGTTGCGGTACACCGTTGAGCTGGCTGCTGACGTGTACAACATCAACGAGGGCGGTTTGCCGGAGCCGATCCGGACGGTGTTTCAAAGCCTCCCTGCGGACTCTTACGCGAAGCAAAAGCTCGCCGAGCTGGCGGGCTATTTCAGTGCCGAGTCCATTGACGAACTCGACGAGATCGGCGGCGCGGTGAACGCGCCCGGTGGAACCGTTATTCCCGTCGGTCAAAACAATCTCACCCTCTGATCGGAGATTTTCATGTCCAAAATTTACGTGGCCGCCGCAGGGTGTGCCATCCCCGGAGGCTGGCCTGATGAGGGCCGACCGATTGACCCGCTGTCCCGTCAGCATCGCCGCATGATCGAGACCGGTGACCTGGTCGAGAAACAACCGGTCGCCGAGAAGCCGACCGACCCCGCAAAGCCGTCCAGGAAGGATTGATCCGATGGTGAACAACATCCCCGACAACATCGTCGCACCGCTGCTTGCCTTCGACATCGAGTCCGGTGGGCAGTTTTCGAGCGAACTGAATGAAATACTTATCGGCTTTGGTAGCGCTGGCGGTGCCCTCGGCGAAGGCCAGGTCGCCATCTGCGGCACGGTCAACGAAGCCCGCCGCCTCGCTGGTCGCGGCTCGATGCTGGAAAGCATGTTCATTCGGGCCCGCAAGAATGCGCCGTCTCAGGTGATTTATCTGGGTCGCGTGGCCGATACCGGTACGGCGGAGATCCGAACGATGACGGTTGGCGTGGTACCGGCAGCTGGTGGCCAGGCCGTTGTTCAGATCGCTGGCGAGAGCGTGTCGATCGACGTCGCAGCGGGCACGTCAGCCAATGATACCGCTGCAGCATTGGCGACGGCGATCAATGACTATTTCAACCCGCTCTCAAAAAAGAGCCTGCCTTTCACAGCGATCGCTGCGGCCAATGTCGTCACCATCACGGCGCGCCACAAGGGCGTTTACGCGACCGACCTGGATATTTTTATCCCCGTACTGGAAGGCGGTAACGTCTTCACCGGCGCCAACCTGACGATGGCAACGACGACGCCGGGCGCCGGAAATCCCGACATTGCACCCATTCTGGCGGCGATGGGCGATGACCCTTTTGAGGCTATCGTCTCTCCGTTCAATGATAATGCAAACGTCGCATTGCTCGACGCCTTCGTTACGGCGCGCTGGGGATACGACCAGCAGCTTTACGGCCACGGCTTTTACCCGTTTGCGGGCACCGACAGCCAAATCAATGCGAAGGGCCTCGCGCGCGACACGTGGCACCTGTCATTGATCCCGATCCTGTCAGGGGGAGGCAGTGGGACACCGGCATATGAGGTGGTTAGCGCGGTCGTATCACGGGCGCTTCCCTTGCTTGGCTCTGGTTCAGATGGTCGGGTCTCGGCAAACCAGTCCGGCCTCGTCGTCAGCGGTGTAATTGCGCCGCGCGATCGCAACTACTGGCCCGATTATCCGACACGCAACGGCTGGCTACAGAATGGCGTTTCAGCCTGGAAGGTCGACCGCAGCGGCGACGTGGTGATTGACAAGATCATTACTCAGCAGCAGACGACGAGTGGCGTTCCGGATACGGCGCTTCGCGACATTCAGGCGGTGTACCAGCTGACCTATGCGCTCAAGTTCATCCGGTCACGGCTGGCTTTCGAGCATAGCAATAAGGCAATCGCCAACGACAATCCGGCGAACCTGCCGAGCATTGTCACGGTGCGGGATATTAAGTCGACGCTGGTTCATTCTTGCATCGACCTTTCCCGGCGAGGAGTGCTGGAGTTCGGCAACGACATTGCGGGGCAGATTACGGTCACCCGCAACCTCGATAACCCGAACCGGGTGGATATCGTCCTTCCGATGGATCGAGTGAACCCGCTCGACATCTTCGCTGGCCTTGCTCGCGTCTACGCTCAAATCTGAGGCGGTATCCGCCTCTTCCTTTTTTTGACCCCATCTGCGGAGAATATCGATGGCAGGAAACGATTTCGGCGGACGCATGACCGTTCGCCTTGCGAGCGGCGCGCTTCTCGCCTTGCGCGGCAATTTCACGGTCTTGTCGGCGGGACAGTCGAACGAGGCTGTCACCAATCAGGACGGCTCGACGGATCGCGTCGGCACTCCAACCGCGCCGCGCGCCGAAGTGACATTCAAGGATGCCGGCGACGTCGATTTCAACGCGTTGATGACTGCCGGGCGCCAGAACTTCACCATCCTGGAGGAGTTTACCGGCGTGACACATTATTACTTCAATGCCTTCTTCAGCGGAGAGCCCAGTTCCAACCGGCTTAACGGCGAGCTGTCTGGTCTCCAGATCGTCGGCGAAACCTATCGGCGGGGATAAAGTATCGCTATGGCAGAGAAAATCGTCGAGCTCTCCCGGAAGTATGAGGTTCCGGGCGTTGAGCCGTTTGACAAGGTGCGCCTTCGGGCGCCGACGTACCGTGAAATATTCATCAACGGTATCGGTGAGCCGCGAGAAGTCCATGTCGTCGCTGGCCAGCCGATGGTTGTGACGCACTACGAGGCGATCGACGGCCATCTGCAAAACGTCTGCCTGTCGCCATCTTACGACGCCCTGGCGGCTCTGGAAGCTCACGACGCGATAGAGGTCGCGAACGCGGTGTGCGATTTTTTTACGCAGCGGCCGGAATTGCCGAAGTCGCCGACCTGATGGTGTTTCGTCTCGGATGGGACGCAATGCGTGTCCAGGACATGACGGCCGATGAGATCGCGCACTGGTGCAATCGAGCCATCAAGTTCTCCGAACGAGGGCGAGACCGGTCATGAGACTGGAGATGAACAGCAAGGATTTCGAGGAGCTGGAGCGCGCTTTACGGCGGCTCCCCGGCGAAATCCGCACCAAGGCAATGCGACGGGCGATGACGCGCGTCGCCCAGACAGCACGGTCCCGTATCGTTGCCCGGCTTGGGCCGCATACCCAGATGCCGCGCGACCTGGTCGCGGCGCTGACGACGGCGCATTTCAACGCCGGCGGAAATACCTCGAAGGTTGTTGCAGAGTCCGGCTGGATACCGTTGCAGCGTCTTGGCGCTGTTCAGAATGCGACTGGCGTGTACGCAAAGCTTCGCGGCTCTTACCGTCATGCCTTCATTGCCGCCATGAAAAGCGGTCATGTCGGCGCGTTTCGTCGGGTGCCGGGCACACAGATGTCATCTGCAACGGGCAAGCGCGAGCAGATCCGCGAATTGTTCGCCGCCAACCCTGCCCATGCAATCACGAACAATCCGGATGTCTATCTGGATGTCCTCGCCGGCGTGATCGAAGACTATTTCTTTCCGCGTGTCGTTCACGAAATCGAACGCCTCTTACCTCGATAGGGTGCATCCATGGCCAATCGGAAAATCCGGGCTGAGCTTGAGATTGACGGCAAGGACAGCACCAGTCCTGCCTTTCGCTCTGTCGCAACCCGTATGGGCCAGATCGAGCGGCAGATGTCTCGGTTCAACAAGACTGCCTCTGATTTCGACCGGAAAGTTGCGTCGATCAATCGGCACTCGGCTGGCATGCAGCGCGCCGCAGAAGGGGTCAATAAAGCCGGAACAATCCTTAGGACAGGTATTGCTGGTTACGGGGCTTATGAGGTGGGTCGCGCGATTGCGGGGACGGTCAAGGATTTTGCCGCGCTTGAACGCCAGATGAGCCGTATCGGGCTCACAGCCGACGCATCGGCAGATGCGACAAAGGCAGCTTTTGAACAGGCCCAGAAGCTGGCGAAAGACTTCGGTTATGATAGTGTCCAGCCTGCTATCGAGGGTCTCGATACCCTTGTAGCTTCCGGGGAATCTCTTGAGGAAGCTCTCGCTTTCCTCCCTGCGGTGCTTGCCACAGCGCAAGCATCCGGTGCAGCTGTAACCGACATCGCCAACACTGCCCAAAAAGCATCGTCCGCGTTGGGCATCCAGTCGAAAGACCTACAAAAAGCTTTCGATATTATGGTCACTGGCGGCAAGGCGGGTCAGTTCGAGTTAAAGGATATGGCCGCCAATATACCAACTCTGGCGAACTCTTTCGCAAATCTTGGCTATAAGGGTGAGGATGGTCTGAAGAGGCTCATCGCAATCCTTCAGACGCTGCGTGAAGATACTGGATCTTCTTCTCAGGCTGCGACTCAGGCTCAGAACATTTTCTCCAAAATGTTCAGTCAGGAAACCGAGAAGAATTTCAAGGGCTTTGGCGTCAATATACGCGCAGAAATTGCGAAAGCGCAGAAGGCCGGAGAAGGTGCGATTGAAGCATACGTTCGTATTTCTCGCCGGGTGATGAAGGAAAATCCGACAGCAAAGCTTGTGGATTTATTCGCCGATCAGGAATTTCAGCTTGGCATGCAGTCGCTGATGACGAGTGGCGAAAGCATGGAAAAGTTTATGAATGCCGTGAACGGAGCTCAAGTCGATGGAACGGTGTTCCGTGACCTGAAGCGGGTTCTTTCCGACACTCAGGCATCAATCGACAAAATGTCGAGCAGCTGGGAGAAAATGAAAACTTCCCTGGGTGAAAGTATCGCCCCGGCTGTCACGCCCTTGATGGACGGCGGCGTCAAGCAACTTGATCGTTACAACGCTCGTCAGCGCGGCATGGAAAAGCGCGGATGGGGCTGGTTCAAACGGAACGTTGGGGTGATATCGGCACAAGAGGAGATGGATCTCGCCTATGAAGGCGGATATCGCGACGAGAAGTTTCTCGGCGAATATTGGGCTTCAAGATATGGTGCCGGCAGGGACGATCCTCGGCGACCTCGTGCCTCTACGGGTCGTCAGGGAACACCGGTTGTGATCGGTGATTTCCCGGGGGGTGGGCGTGGATATACCAACCGCACATTACCGGCAGACGCCGCCCCTGTTCCTGCGCCACGCCCGAGAGAGATTCCTCGGAGCCCGTCTGCGACAAGCGATCTGCAGCGCCAATACATGGAGTATGGCAAGGGTCGGGCGGCCGGGCAAAAGATATCGACTGAAGTCGCGAATATGGATGTGTTCCGTGGCATTCGCGAGAAACTAGAAAGGCCCGGTGACACTGTCATCGGCTTCGACGAGATGGCAATCCCATCCAAGCAGCAGCTCAAAGATGCGTTGAAGATCGAAATCGCGAGCCTGAAGGACTCTGGTCAAGAGGCTGGCCAGCATGTCGCCGAAGGCGGCCGAGAGGCAGGTGGTGCGATCAAGGAAGCGGGTGAAAGTCTGGTTAGTGGACTTCTATCCGCCGTACGGCAATTGAGCGATGTGGCGAGTAAGCTTCAAAACATCAAAATCAATGCGACAGCGATCGGGGCACAAGGTGGCCGGGCTCTCGCGAACGCTGACACCGGCAGGACGTTCCCGCCGGATATCTCGAAGCCGACTGGCGCACAGTAAACCCGTTAAGTGGAGACACGAAGAATGAGGGACTGGGGATCAACACTCAGGCGAGCCAGCTTTCGTGGTGTCAGTTTCTGGGTAGACTATGAGGATCTTTCCGGCGGCAAGCGACTGGCGCGGCATGAATATGCTGGCGGCAGGCGCACACGTATGGAGGAGATGGGTCTCAAGACGCCGTCATTCGGTGTCACGGCCTATCTGCTCGGAGATGCGAGCGATTTATCAGCATCGTTGCTGACAACGGCCTGCCTTGCGGCTGGACCCGGCAGGCTCGTTCTCCCTATGGATGCCGGACAGCTTGCATACGTCGAGGATTTTCATCGGTCACGCGAGCGAGATCGCCGTGGATATGTCGCGTTCGAATTCACGGCGGTACCGGCTACCGGGGAGATATTGTCGTCAATCAGCCTTGCCGATGTCGACACCTCTTTCCTTGGTGCATTGTCGGCTGCCGCGTCCGCGTTTGGAGGGTTGTTCTGATGCCCGCTGATAAACAGGCAATATGCGACTGGCTTGGCAGCCTCGCAACAACCTTGGTTGTCGATGATCTGGATGCGGAGAATATGGCCGCGCGGCTTGAGTCCGCGTCCGATCTCTCCGCGGATGCTTTCGCGATGGAAGCCCTGTCGCTTATGCGTATCATTGCCGAGAGCATTTCAACGGCTTCGGGTTTCGACACGTTGCGCTCCGGACAATTCAGCGACGAGGAGACTGCGAATGCTGCCGCTATCCTTTTTGCTGTCGGACTCGCTATTGCGGGGGGACGTGCGGACTGGATTTCGCGACCTCAGGCGCGAGCCGGAAGAGACCGGATTGCTTCGGCAGGTCACGTTGCCCTGAGTGTGGTGTCCGCCATGGGTGCAGACGGAGTTGATCTTTACGTTTGGCTCTCCGCGCTGACGAATATTGCGGTGCGTCTGGTATCGGATCAAGCAGCAGACGCTGTTCCGGTGGTCCGCGTCGAGACGGGCATATCGCTACCGTCAACGTTTCTGGCTTATCAGCTTTATGGCGATGCCGGCAGGGCTGGAAGCCTCGTCGATATCGCCGGTGTATCCACGCCTATGCTCATACCTTCTGCATTCAACGCTTTGGAGAAGTGATGCACGAACCTTCGTCAGGGCCATTCGAGACGGTTGTCTGCGACGGACTGCCGCCGATTATCCGCATCAATATCAGGGTGTCGGCTGAGGAGGCGGCGCGTAGCGCGAGCGCTGATTTTATCATCCTGGGTCCGGGTCTGCCGGTCGCTCCGGGAAAGCCGACAAAGATTACCGCAAGCGGCGACTTGTTGCTTACCGGCTATGTTCGCGACGTCGATACCGGCTACGACGAAGAAAGCCGATCGCTCACCTGCGGTATAGTTTCGCGCACGGTCGATTTTGTCGAGTGCTCGGCTGAACATGCGAGCGGGGAGATCCTCGACAAGAGTCTCGATGATATCGCGCGCGAACTGGACAGTTACGGGATCGGTATTGAGACCGATGGCAGCAACTTGCCAAAGGAAGCGCGCCATAAGCTCATGGTCGGCGAAAGCGCCTTCTCCAGCGTAGAGCGGCGGTCGCGCGGCCGCGGTGTTTTGATCCATGATACGCCGGAAGGCCGTGTCCGGTTGGCGACGAAACCGGCGGGGAAACACTCCGGAAGACTGAAGCGCGGCGTGAACATCCTGCCGGGATCCAGTGCCAGCTTTACGGAAAAAGGACGGTACAGCGATATCAAGGTTCGCGGGCAGGCGACAGAAGGCAGCGACAAACAGCAGTTGCGTGGCCAGTCTTCGGCGAAGGATAGTGGTATCAGCCGCAAGCGGACATTGATCTTGCGGCACGAAGGTGAAGCATCGTCGGGCCGTATGAAAAAGAGGGCTGCCTGGCACGCTCGGCGGGCCGCAGGGAACGGGGTTACGGCGAGTATAATCGCCAGCGGATGGCGGGACGATGCCGGTAAGCTCTGGCAGCCAAACTACCTTGTCTACGTCGATGATGACTGGCTGGGCCTCAATGGTTGGATGATCATAAAGGACATCGATTTTGAGCAGGGCGACATGACAAAAGCGACGCTATCGCTTGCCGATCCTCGTGCTCTCGGCGGCGAAAACCCGCGTGGCAAGACGGCATCTGGTTACTCCGCTGCGGCGGTCGACGAAGGGGACTTTGAGGACGAATGAGCGGCTTTATACGTTTTGACTTCGATGGCCGCCTCGAGGAAAAGGAAGGCCAGCAATTTGTCTCCGGACGCGGCATGTACGGCGACGGCTATACGCGTATCCATCGACCGGAGCCTCACGGTTTCATCTCCTCGCCGCCCAAGGGCTCGAAAGGCTTGCTCCTGCCTTCGCCGGGCAACCCGGATTTCGCAGTTGTTCTTGGGCTTGAGCATCCCGGCCACCGTCCGCCCGACATTCCGGGTGGAGGGTCAGCACTTTATGATGCTGCGGGCAACATCATAAAGGTGGTCATGGGGGATGGCATCGTGGTGGATGTGGCAGGAAACGCCTATCAGATCCGAAAGGGCGGCGTGACATTCACGGTTTCGGCCAATGGTGTCGACATTGAGGGCGGCATGGTCCGTCATAATGGCAAGGATATCGGTGACACCCATCGCCATACCGGGGTCGTTCCGGGAACCGGTCAAACGGGCGTGCCTGCTTAGGAAAAATCAAATGCTTCGCATCATACCTCTCGACGAGGCGGACGAAATATATCGTTCGCCCGATCTCGGCTGGGACGGCCTTCTGGGCGATCTGCTGCTGAACGGCCTCACGCATCAAACGGCACCCGGAGATTTCCGGGCGGAACAGGGCCTGGCAACGCAAGTGCTGATCCTGTTGATGACCGATCGCCGTGTTGAAGACAGCGAGTTGAGAGACGGTGAACAGAACCGGGGTTGGCTTGGAGACAGCTTCGACCGCCTCGATGGTGAGGACGTTCTCGGTTCCCGCCTTTGGCTGTTAAGGCGTCGCTCGATCTATGACGGCATCGAGGTCGATGCTGAGGACTATGCCCGAGAAGCTCTGCAACCTCTCGTCACGCAGGGAGTAGTAGCCCGTATCGACGCGACCGCTATCGCCAAACGCGCGGAAAATCGTCTCGAACTCGATATCGCGCTTTATGGCCGCGACGGCGAGACAGTGTTCAACCAGAAATTCGGACTGTTATGGAGACAGATAGATGGCGTGGAATATCCGCTCGCTGGATGATGCCTCGGCTGCTGTGCGTGGTGCTTTCCGGCGATACATGCCAGGCACGGATACCGCCCTAAAAAACAATTTCGTGACGATTGTTGTCAAAGTTCTGGCGGCAATCTCTCATGAATTTGAACTGCGCATGGGGTGGCTGTCGAAACAGATACTGCTATCGACATCGACAAGCCTTGCGTGGATCAAATTGCACGCGGCCGAAGTCGGTATTTACCAGCGTCCGGCGGCCGCGGCTCGCGGGGAAGTTATCGGAACAGGTGCCATCTCTACGACCTATCCTTCCGGCATTCGCTTCGTTTCCGGTAATGTGACTTATGTTTCCACGTTGCCTGCGACGTCGGGCGTCGACGGTGTCTTGGTTGTACCGGTCGTCGCAGAGGTGAAAGGCTCGGTCGGAAATCGTGCAAGCGCCGGCCTCCTGTCGCTTGCCGACCCCGGTCTTTTCCCTACGCTTGGAACAGATTGGCTGGTCGACAATGACGGGCTGGGTGGCGGAGCGGATGCAGAGGATGCGGACAGCCTCAAAGAGCGAGGGCTGCAACGAAAGCGCAATCCGCCTGGTGGCGGAACGCTGACGGATTATGAGCGTATTGTGATGGGTGTCTCCGGCGTGCTGAAGGCTTGGGCCTTTCGAGTTCCGGGATCACCTGGCGGGATTGTCGTGCATTTCCTTTTCAACGGGCGCGAAGACAACATTCCTCTCCCCTCTGACGTCGAGGCAGTGCAGGCTGTTATAGATGAGCAGCGGCTTATCCGTGTCGACGACAGCGTCGCCACAGCACCGGTAGCTCGACCTGTTGATGTGACTATTACAGGGCTTGCTGGTGATACGGCTGAAATCCGCGCGGCGATAAAAAGCGGCATTACTGCGATGTATCTGGCGAGATGTCGGCCCGGCCTTACCGGCGACAGTTTTACGGTCTCGCGCAGCTGGTACTCGGAAGTGATCTCTGGCGTTACGGGAGAAGACCGGCACACCCTCATCGAGCCGTCTGGTGACATCGTGCTGACCGGCGGGCAATTTCCTGTAAACGGGGAGTTTGATTTTGGCTCGTGATCCCGGATTAGATACGCGAACAACAACCCCAAGCGCCGGCGCATCTTTTGGTGGGGTTTCGAATGCCTGGGACAGTCTCGCCGCTCCGACGAATGATGATCTGATCGGTGGAGCGGTCTCTTTCTGGCCCCCAGGGGCCGCGTTCGGCACGCCCGACGGGCAGGCGCTTTCCCTCACCAGTCTGCTTGCGCTGTTTACGCGCGTCCTCATCTCGCCGTGGGAGTGGCTGTACGCCAGAGCTTACAAGCTCACGAGCGAAAGCACCGTCTACGGTGTCGATGAGATGCTTGCCGACTGGGAGACGGAGTACGGCCTCCCGGATGCGTGCGGGGTGGATGACGACAGCGTTGCCGGCAGGGTACGCGCACTGGAAGCGAAGCTGATGGCTGTGGCCGTCATCACGCCAGCGGACTTCATTCGCCTGGCCGCCTCCTACGGCTTCACCATTACGATCGAAGAACCGGCCGTTTTTGAGTGCGGGTTCTCCGAATGTGGTGGCGAGCACACGGTCGGCGATGCCTCGCAGGAGGTCTATTGGCTTGTAAGGGTCACGGATCTGGCAGTCGATTATTTCCGTTGCGGTGAGAGCGAGTGCGGGTTCGATCCGCTGTTTTCATTCGGGGAGGCAGAACGTTTGCTTTGCCTCTTGCGTCAACATTCGCCCGCATGGGCCATTCCAGTTCTGGCAAACTAATCGGAGCCAATCATGAAATACTACGCCCCTTACGGCTCGCCTGATCCAGATGCGCCGTATGTCGACAAGGATGTGCCGGGAGCTATCCGAGGATCTGCGGTGCCTGCAAAGGCAGTAGAAATTCCCCAGCGCGAGATCGTCGACGTAATCTCGAAATCCGGGCTTGTGCCGGCTGATGGTCTGCAGCTCGGCCTGGCTATTCAGGCTGGAAAAATCACATACGCTGTTGCCCTTGGTACGCCTTCCGCTTTGGTGGCGGCTCTATCGCCGGCGCCGGCAGCCCTAATTCAGGGAATGGCTGTTCGCATTCGTATTGCTGCGACCAATTCCGGCCCGGCAACGCTGAATTTAAACGACACGGGAATATTGCCCATCAAGACAATGCGCGGAAATGACCTAAAGCGTGGTGACTTGCCTGCCGGCGCGATCGCGACGCTTATTTTCGCGGGAACGGCTTGGCTGATGGATGGTGTCGCCTACGGTGATTTCCGGCCAATCGCCGAAACGAACCTGAACTTCTATGTAAGCCCCACTGGTTCGAACAGCAACGACGGGCTTAGTGCCGCACAACCTTGGGCTACCCTGCAATTCGCATGGGACACTATCCGAGACCGATTTGACCTCAACGGGAAGATTGCAACGGTTAACTTGGCGGCGGGCGTCCACACATCCGGCCTCATTGCTCGTGGACAAGTCCTCGGCAACGCTGGCCAAGCCTCCGTCACCTTCCTTGGAAACCTTGCGGACTTAACGTCAGTCTCGGTTACGCCTCCAGCGAGTGCGGCGTTTGCGGCATCCTCAGGGGCGTCATTCACCGTACGTGGTATCAATCTGGCCGGGAAAGGCCCGTCCATCGGTGACTACCAGGGATGCGCTCTCCTCTGCCAGTCTGGTGACATCTCTTTCGGAAATGTTCGGTTTTCGTCGTCTGATGTAGCTCACATATATGCCCAAAACGGGGTGGCGCTTGCTATTGGACCGATGACCATCGTTAATTCCGCGCCGGCAGCGTTCTGGGCTGCCGGGGGCGGGACAATTCAGCTTGCGGCGCAAAACGTCAATCACGTGAACAGCTTCGCCTACACTGACTATGCCCGAGCTGCGTTCGGATCCATTCAGGCGGGCGGAGCTACTTTCACTGGCGCGACGCAGACTGGGAGACGATACTCTGCAACTACCTCAGCGTTGATATCGACCAGCGGCGGTGGAGCAAACTTCTTCCCCGGAAATACAGCTGGCGTGACTGACGCCACCAGCACCTATCAGTGAGGTTCATATGTATAATCCCCTCGATCATTACTGGCTGCGCGAAGACGGCGTTATCTTCTCTTCCCTGCGATCAGGCACTGTCGGTGTGAATGATGAAGCGTACGCAGCGTGGCTGAAGAACGGTGGAACTATCACGGTTTGGCCAAGAGACGCTAACGGTGAACAGACGGACGATGCTCTCCAAGAGGTTCTTTCGCCACACGGTGTGTTCATGGCATCCATTACGGGGCTAGCGGCCTTGCAGACCGCCATGAAGGCGGTCGTTGACGCGAGGGCGGAGAGCGAACGGCTGAAATACATCACGCCTGGTCAGGGGCAGGCGCTTACGTATCAGCGCAAGTCTGAAGAAGCTCGCAGGGCCGCGCTTGAGGATAACCCACGCGCTGACGATTTCCCCTTGCTGGCGGCGTCTCTGGGTATCGAAGGGGATAGTATTGCGCAGATTGCGGAGTTGGTATTGACGCAAGATGCAGCGTGGGCCTCTGTCGGTTCAGCGATAGAGCGAGACCGATTGATGGCAAAACGCGCGATAGACGCTGCTACTACGCCCACCAAGATCCAAGTAATTATCGACGCCCTAAAGTGGTGAAATAAAATCTTCCACCGCGGAAATTGTTGGTGTAACAGTTCCCGTACGACCGTACGTTGAAGTCTTGGGGGCTGGGATGCATTGCAATATCTGCGGAGGGAATTCATTTGTCGCTATGAATAAGCGGCCAAATGTAAGGTGTTCGTCATGCGGCTCGGTGGAGCGAACACGCGTCATAAAGATGGTCTTGGATAAGATCGGATTTCCAAAACCGGGGATGCGTGTTCTTCATCTCGCTCCGGAAGAAGGCCTCGCAAATTATCTACGAGGTATCGTCGGCGAAGAGAACTACCACGCTCGTGACATTGATTTAGAGCGATACAAGAAAATCAAGGTCGAATATTTTGATCTGGTAAAAGATGTCGATAAGCTTCCAAGCAAGACCTATGACCTGATCATCCATAGCCATGTTATGGAGCATCTGCCGTGTAATGTCACCGCAGTCCTGTTTCATCTTCATCGGTCCCTTACCGATAACGGCGTGCACGTCTGCAGTATTCCGATCTGCGACGGCCACTATGAAGAGTCGACGTTTCCATTATCGGACGCAGAGAGAGAACGCAGGTTCGGCCAGTTTGACCATGTCCGCCGCTTCGGCACAGATGATTTACAGTTAACTCTGGGGATGCTTTTCAAGATTCCCCAGGTTTATGACCTTACCGCTGAGTTTTCAGAAGCAGACCTCATCGAGGCGAATATTCCCCGCACAACGTGGCGTGGTTATTCACCACACAGTGTCCTCACATTGAGAAAGTCCGATCTGCTGCTGAATTCAGAGTTCTCTCAGCCGCCTGTATGGGCGCATAGGACGCAATCTGTGAGGGTCGAAGATGTTCGGCGGGCAGGCAGAACTTTCCGCAATCTCAAGCGCTTTACCCGCAAGCAGCTTTATCAACTTAATCGCGGTCCGTCAGAAAGTGTGACGCCTGCTTCGAGGACATTCCGAAACTTTTTTCGGTTTATAAAAAAGCGTCTTTATCAAAAAATCTAGCCAGAAGATCGGGGAACACGCAACGTCGTGGTGTCTGATCGCAGCTTATGAAAGAGTAGCAAAAAAGCGCCTTCTGGCGCTTTTTTTATAGAGCGAGTGAGGCCCGTCGCTCCTCGAAAGCGACCCTGCCTCAACGCCCAAGTCCGTTTCACCGGACGTGTGGCAAGCCCCATGGCGACCATCTAGCTCGCCATCAATCAACAATCAGGAGAAACCCCATGACGGCAGTAACCGCCGCGCATGTGCGCGCCGCTGCGAAATCGCGCGTGAATGAAAGCAATCTTAACTCCGTAATGATGGCGCTGAACAAGTATGGCGCCGAGTTCGGTCTCGATCTGCCGCATCGTGTCGTAGCCTTCCTCGCGCAGCTACTCCACGAGAGCGGCTCATTCCGGTATGATCGCGAGATCTGGGGACCCACCCCGTCGCAGGAGCGGTACGACACCCGAACCGATCTCGGCAACACGCCAGCCAAGGATGGTGACGGCTACAAAAACCGGGGTCGTGGTCCTATTCAGGTGACTGGCGGCTATAATATCCGGGCCTTCTATGACTGGTGCAAGCGCAGGGATCTCAATCCGACGGATTTCGTCGCCAATCCGGATATGATCAATACAGATCCGTGGGAAGGGCTTTCCGCGATTTGGTACTGGGATGAGGGCAACCCGGACCGGAAAAGCCTGAATCGTTATGCCGATCGCAACGACGCCGAGATGATCACGCGTCGCATCAATGGTGGCCTGAATGGATACGCCGACCGGCTCGACTATTACACCCGCCTCGGCCTCGTGGTGTTGGGGCACGATGTCGAAGATGTTCGCGGCTTCCAGGGTGCCGCAAAACGGGCAGGGTATTACAAGGGTAATCTGGATGGCCTGGATGGTCAGCAAACGCGAGCTGCCATCCATCTGATGCTTGTCGATCTTGCGCCGAGAACGCAGGTCGCTCAGGTGCAAATCAAGGCCGCACCAGTGACCGAAGAAAAGCCCGTTGCGGTCACGCCGCCCAGCCTCGATGCGCCATGGTGGAAGTCGAAGGAGGTTATCGTGCCCGTTGTAACCGGGGGCGGCCTTTCATCCGGTCTGGCGACGGTCGGCTCGATGCCCTGGCAGAACCTTGCCCTGGTTCTTCTGGCGTTCGGTATCGCCGGCGCTTTCCTCCTCTGGCGCAAGAAGGCCGACGCAAAGGCTGTGTCCGCCCAGGTCAGGGAGATGGCCTAATGTGGAAGCTCGTTCCCGGTTGGGTCAAGCTCGGCGCCGCGGCGGTTCTCGGCGCTGCGCTTCTATCGATTGCCTCGTTTCAGGTCGGCAAGCGCGAGGGGAAGTCCGCCGCGCAGATCGAGGCGGCAAAGGAAGCGGTCAACCGCATCAATAATATGGAGAAAAACAATGCCTCTTTCCGCAACATGTCGGATCGCTATCGCTGCCTTGTTTTCATGCGCGACAGCGGCTTGCCAGACAGCGCCTGCGACTAACGGATCCGGATATCAGTTTATTCGGTTCTCGGATCCGCATGCCGCCCGCCTCGCATCCCAGGACGAAACCGCAGGGCCGGCGATCAACTCAAATAACAGGCAATGCGCAGCCGACGCTGCGTGCCGGAAATGATGACACTGAAGGGTAGGGGCAGACTTAACGAATGGCGGAGAATACGAAC